GTGACATCGTCGGGATCCCTGCGATAGACACCTCCACCTCCATCTCCAGGCACGTAATATCCAAGCACATAAACCGCATCACTCGCCGTTGTAACGAGTGCCTTAAGTGCTGAGATATTGTCGACGACCTGACTGGTGATACCGGCTGCGTTAATGTTTTCTAGCATTTCCTTTGCTCCTTGCTTATGGGGTTTTGCTTGTTTGCGATGTTCGAAATCTAGCGTTTCCGGCATATTTCTACGATCGTTTTGGGTAATCGATTCCATGGGCGGCGATGATCCGTTCGAAGGCCTTGTTGCCGATCGCCAGCCTGCCGCAGCACTGGCGTCGGGTGATGCCCAGCTCCAGGAAGGCCCGAATCCGCTCTCCGACCGCGACCCTGTCCGCCGGAAAACTAGATTTGGCGCTTTACGCTGCACGCCCGGGTCAGTTGCCAACCCTCTGAACCGTTTAGGCCGGTTCATCGCTGCCTTTGAATCTGGGCCGGTGGTGATCCGGCAAGGGGTGTCGCTAAAGATCGGCGCAGCTTTCGCTGCTGGGCCAAAGTATGCTGGCTTGCGAGTAAAAGTAGCAGTGCTAATTTTGAATGTAAATAGCACTGCTAATAATAATTTCAGCGGACGTAAAAAAACCCGCACGGAGCGGGTCTGGAGCGGCCGGTACTAGGTTTGAATTGCAAGAGGGAAGCGGTGCGCACGGTGCGCACGGTGCGTAGCGGTTGATAGCCTCATTTCAATGTAGTTAGTCGCCCTACAGTTGCGGCTTGGGGTCCTGCAATCGCCAGTAAATAGCAGGAGCTTTTCTATTCATTGGTCATAACTCATTTTAATCCAAGGCTCTTTAAGGAAATTGGCCGCTTCTGACTGCTCAATTGGGTGCTAATTTTTTTAAGCTCTTTTTGCGTTTTATCGTGAGATGCTTTGTCAGACCAGTCTCGATAAAGCTTCGCGAGCCCTTCATATACCACATGGTCCTCGTCCTCTCTTGCATGCGCAATGTAGGGTCGAAGATATTCTATGTTAGATAAGATAAAATAATGCTCGAGTTTATAGCAAAGTTCTTCGTCAGTAATTCCGGAGTATATATAGTGAGCGAAGTTTTCAATATCATTCAGTACGAGTACTAGGCAATTGTAGAATGGAATAGCTTCGTCGCTTTGATACCAGTCAAGCCAATCTTGGTTAAATGTTGAGCCTGCGCGTGAGAGGCCGACTATTTTGCCAGTAAAATCAGGGCTCTCTTTGTATGAGCTATCTTGGAAAGCTTGGTTCGTTAACGCTTCAATGCTCCGAAGCTTTCGGTCTAATATGGAAATACTTAACGCAATTGTTTCGCGCTTGAATCGAATTTTTGCTTCTTCTTTGAATGCTTTCAGTTGGTAAATTGCGACGCCCGCGCCCAGCAGGATTAGGGGCCAAGAAACAAAATAAGCGAACTCTGCATAGGGTCTGTACTCGGTAATAAAGTCCATAATTAAGCATGCTTCCTTGAGATTTTTATAGCTTGTCTAAACGGATAATTTGACATCTCGACTTAATTCAGCGCGAGTACATCGCCCACCAAAATACATGACCCAGAATCGATACCTGCTGCTCTTGAATCTGCTGGAAGGTGTAATCCTCGTCTGGATGCTCATCACGATTGAAGCTGCGCAGTCGAATCCCTATGGGGATGCGGTAGACCTGCTTCACGCGAAGCTGACCGTTATGGTTGATGGCGTACATCTCTCCATCGACTATATCGCTGAGAGAGTTTTTCCCTACGTTCACTCCTACGGTTGCGCCGTCGCGTAGCACGGGCACCATGCTGTTGCCGCCGACCTTCACGCATTTTGCGTTGCTGAACTGAACGCCATTTTGGCGCAGGTCCTTCTTGTTGAAGCGCAGACGTGAATTAGCGCTTTCCTCAATAGCAAATCTGCCAGATCCGGCCGCCAATTCGACTTCATGAAGGAAAGGAACGTATACCTCATCATCATCGAGCGGGGTTTCATCGTCCCAAGTCTCGATACTTCCTAATTTTGCGCTTTGCTGGATGCGCTCCGGATGCACGCTGGCAACAGTGGATAACAGTCGAGAGCTGACTTCGCCTGCATCGAAGTTGAGCGCCTTGGCGAGCTTTAGCAGTGCCTCCACATTTAACGGCACCTTCCCCGTGGCGTATTGGCTGAATGCACTTTGTCCAGACCATCCGCACGCTTCGGCAACGTCCGCCTGAGTCAGGCTGCGCCCGGCAGCTTTGGCGGCTGCTTTCCGCTGTTCATAGATGGCCTTGAGCCTAGCGCTTTCGGCGACTTCTTCGGTGGTAAGGGGGCGGCGTATTTTCATACGAGCAAGAGTATTAGCAGAGCTGATATCTTTGCAAATAGCGCTGCTATTATTAAGTTGCTGATAAAAATCAGCGCTACTACTATGCATGGCAGATATAAAACCGTGGAAACTCCATGAAAAAGATCCCCTTGAGCAAATACCTAGAAGAGAACGGCACTCAAGCCGCGCTTGCTGCTGCTCTCGGCGTGAACCAGAGCGCGATCTCGCAAATGGTTCGAGCCGGCAGAAGCATCGAGATCACCCTTCATGACGACGGGCGTATCGAGGCTAATGAGATTCGTCCGATCCCAGCACGCCCGAAGCGCACAGCAGCCTGAGGCTTTTATTGCTGACTGCCTGAACAAATGATCGCCTCTGCACCTGCAGGGCGCCACGTAAAGAATTTCGAGGTGTTACATGCAGGAATTGATGAAGGCGATCTATGACGTCGTGGATGAGCATGGGGCAGGGCGCATTGCAGAGGGCGCCAGCTTCTCCTCGAAGACGCTGCTTTCCCAGAAGGCGAACCCGGACTACGACAGCCACAAGCTGAACGTCCAGGAGCTGCACAGGATTATGAAGTTCACGCGGGACTTCCGCCCGCTGAAAGCGTGGGCCGAGGCTTTCGGTTTCGACCTAGTGCCAAAGGAAAAGCCCGAGGGCATCAACCTCAACACTGCGCTGCTGCGCCTGCACGCCGATCTAGCTGACGTGACCCGCCTTGCCTTCGACGCCCAAGCCGATGGCTGCGTTTGCACTCGCGAGAAATCCGAACTGCTCAAAGAGGCTGAGGAGGTGATCGTCAGCCTGGAAGTTTTCAAGCAGTCGGTGAAGGCGGCCTGAATTACAGATACAAAAAAGCCGACGTACGAGGTCGGCTTTTTCTACAGCGGTAAACAACTGGAGCGAATCATGCACCAACACACCGAGTCGATCAATAGCCCCAACAATCTCGCGCCACGTTTTTCGCAATCTGAAAACGTGGCGCGCACGATGTCTTTGCGTGAAATCGCCGATCTGACCGGCAAGCGGCACGACAACGTCAAGGCAGATATTCGCAACATGCTTGCTGACCTCAAAGAAGATGTCCTGACTTTTCAGGGTATCTATTTGGACAGTATGAACCGGCAGCAAACCGAATATCTGCTAGACCGGGAACACACTGACTGCCTCCTGACCGGCTACAGCGCAGCAATGCGTATGGTGGTGATAAAGCGCTGGCGTGAGCTTGAAGGTAGTCGCGTCATTGCAACGCTACCTGACTTCTCCAATCCGGCAGCAGCCGCGCGCGCCTGGGCTGATGAGGTGGAGCAGAAACAAGCGGCTGAGCAGGCTCGCCTACAACTCTCCGTGGAGGTTCAGGCCCAGGCCACCAAGATCCACTCCCTGGAGAACCTGTTCAAGGACCGGGCAGCGAGTCAATGGCACAACCGCCCGCCAGATGGAACGGACAGAAGCGAACCACTCCGCAGCGGAGCAGGCCGCCCAGATGGTTTTGGCCAAACGGCAAGCAGGTGACCGCAATGAATACCTCTGAAATGAACGACCAGCAGGTCGCTGGTCTGGCCGCCGCCATCTGCGCCACAGCCGAGGCCATGGGCCAGGAAATGAACCCCGGCACCGCCGCGATGATGGCCGAAGACCTTTGCGCCTACCCGGTGCCCGTTGTCAAAGCAGCGCTCAAGGCCTGCCGCTTTCCTGGGTGAGAAGACCTTGGGGGAGGTGGCGCTGGAGCTGCTGGCGGAGAACGAGGCGCTGCGGTCCGATATTCAATCCTGGCGCCTCAGCATCGAGGCCGAGCGCAACGTGCATAAATTGTCGCTGAAGGGCATCCAGGATGAGCTTGACCGCCTGAAGGGGCTTGGCTTCGCCGAAGAACTGGCGGTGCTGCGCAAGAGTGCCGCTCGGTATCAGTGGTTGCGCGAGGCTCGTAGCGGCTACATCGAGGTCGTGGAATGGATCGGCCCGCACGCGACAGGGATGACTGGCGAAGACCTTGACTCGCTGCTCGACGCTGCCATGGGCATGGGGGGGCGGTCATGACTGACAAGATCAGCGTCAACTGCCAGGCCATGCTCTCTGACCCAGTTAGATAGCTCCATGATGGAGGCTTCGAGGGCCAGCTGGTTTTCGTAGAGCTTGGAGAGCAGGGAAGGGAGCAGGTCTGAGTTGGGCATCGGCGTTCGCCGCTCACCGGTAGGCATGTAGGTGTATGGCCCGGTGTCGCCGTCGAACGGCTCGACGATGTGGATAGCGACGCCCAAGCGCTTGGTAGCTGTAGGCGATTGGCCTGGGCTTGTAACCGATCGGCGCCGCTTCTTCGATCTGGCCGCCGCTGGCCAGGAACTGGGCGACCTGGGCCGCCAGTTCATCCGAGGCCGGGCACCGAATTGATATCTAATTGCCATCATTCCGATACAATCGCGCCCGGCTGAGCATCAGCTATGCCAATGAAGGCGCAACGGAGTGATGGTATGAAGATGGGGAAGGTGGCGGGCGCCACACTACTTGCAGCAATGACGTTCCTGGGCGGCTGCGCGAGTATCGTGAGCGATAGCAAGCCAAAGGTTGGGCTGTACAGCCTGCCTACAAATGCCAACTATGTAATCAAAGACAGCAAGGGCAGCGTGCTACTGAAGGGGGTTACGCCCGGCACGGCACTTTTGGAGACGAGCCGAGGCTACTTTCAAAGCCAAAGCTATACAGTCACCTTCCAAAAGGACGGTTACACCGAGACGACAGTTCCCCTGAAATCTACAGTGAGCGGCTGGTATTGGGGGAACCTGCTGATTGGCGGTTTGATCGGTATGCTGATCGTAGATCCGCTGACAGGCGCCATGTACACATTGCCAGAAGACGCGACAGGAAACCTTTCTGCTGTTGCATTACCTCAAGCCTCGCTGCTACCAATGCCTAGCGCTCCACAGTAAATACGATCTCAAAAAAAGCCCGCACATAGTCGGGCTTCTTGGTCTTAGATAAGGCCTCTGAGAGGAGAGCGCTATACCCTTAGGCCCAGCCTCTCACACTTCATTCTAGCCATGGTGTTGTTTCGCGCAGGATTGGTAGTTTGTCGCTAGTTGTCGCCGCGAGGCAGGAACATTCATAGCACTTGTCTGTCATAGCCCCCGTAGATACTTTCGCATTGACCACCACGCAGACGGCATACCCGAATCTGCGCCCGAGGAAGCCGTCATAGGCTTGTATCGGTTCGCTCAAGTAACGTTACTTATTTGCCTCTTGATCTGGCTGGTTCTGTGCCAGGTTTGCCTGGATCGTTTCTTTATAATCGAATGGATAAAGGCCGAATAGCATGAGTGATTGAGGGAACGGCAGTGTTGATCATCAAGGGCTTAATCAGAATGGAGCGGTTATGACACGAGCATGGAAGATTTCAGCATTTCTCTGGTTGGGGCTCCTCAGCTCCTGCACGATGACAGGGCCAAAATTCGCGCCACTTGAAAACGTGGATTCTCAATATGGTGTTCTCTATGTCTACCGGCCCAGTAATTACGATATGGGCCTAATGACCGCCTTGATTTCTTTGGACGGAAAGCAGATAGCATCTCTAGAGAACGGCGGTTATGTAGCCGTGCCTGTTGCGCCAGGTGAGCACACGATCACCCAGAAATGGAAGGCCGGAATCTTGGGCAATTCCGATCTTGAGGGCGGTACCACGACCACTGTCGTCGATGTTAAACGCTCAGATGCCTCCTACGTTAGCCTCACATCCAATAGCACGAGAGTGCAGGCAAAACGATTCAATGCCGTCGCTGTTGACCTGCAGTGGCAGCTCAATAAAGTGTCTGCAGATCAGGCATTGCCCGAGATTTCTCAATGTAGAAAGGTTGAGGCGATCTAGCCCGACGGCGGGCGATATCTAGGTAAGCGGATGGCGAACACACCTTTACACCGCACCCACGTCGTAAGCGTTTGGCGAATCCACCTTACGGCTTTGTAACGAACATACCGTGTAGCAGCTTGGGTGATCGGGAATCGAGTGGCCGGATCTCAGAGCTTGGCTAGCTGCAATCTTGTCTGCAATTGACCTACGCACTCACCCGCAATGCTCCTCACAGCTGGATCAACCCATGGCTTTAGAAGCTCATGTTCGCGAATCAAGCCCAGCTGTAGTAGTACGCTGACAGCGGTCGTGTAAAGCGGCCCTAGGCTTCCGTCTGCAATTTTGATAGCTATACCCAGGCCGCGACTACGAATCCCAATTGTGTAGACCCCATCTACGCCGACCTTAGCAATGCAATCGCCATTAGATGCGAGCGCTATGGCCTGATCACAACGACCCGTACCTGACACCATCTCGGGGTGGGAAGCCATCGCGGAAGCAATCGAAGACAATGCATTATCGTGATCACTATCAATGCCCGACTCGCCGGTGGCAAGACGCGCCCAGAGCAACGCAAGGCGCGACAATGGCATGCCGTAGTTTGGAGCACTGCAACCGTCTATTCCAGACCAAAGCTGGTTTGACGGGAGGTCTGCCAGCATCGCAATGCCTTGACGGATATCCACTTGGAGAGGGTTGCGGATTCCACGCCATTCGGACACTCAGCCCACGCTGATCCGGACACCTGTTCCACGCTCATTCGGACAGGCAGTC